AAAAAATAGTAGTACTCATTAACCACCTTGGAGCCGTCCACAAATTCGGTGACATCCCTCTGCGCTTGCTTGTAAACTCCAATGCGGTGAGCCCCATCTTCAAGTCGGTCAGTATCAATGTCCTGCACGTGGAAGAAGCCACACCCACTTAACCATGTCTTAATTTTCTCGCTTTTTGTCACCATTTTGTTACTTCTCCTTTGCGCCAGCGACTTGCGCTGCCACTTTTAGTAATTTGTTTCGTCCGCCTTCCCTCTTCATTCGCTCGAACCAGTAGTTACCCCTTTTTGGCGCACCCTTAAAATGAGCCGGGCGATAATACCAACGCCGAGCATACGGAGTCCTATACACGACTCTTCCGGAACCAATTTTTGTGTGAATTGTTCCAGAACGCACCAGTGCGCCAGAGTCATGCGGTACGTATGGTTCGCAGAGCCTTAAGACCTCTTGGTCGACAGCTCTTTGAACCCTCCCACTTGGCTCAAGCCCTCTTTTACGGAGTATCTCTGCTATAGGTCGCATCTCGACTCTTGCGTCTTTGATTTTGAACCCCATTATGATGTAAACCTCCAATGTTTGAGCCTATCTCGGCGCGAGTTGTCGGTAAACGTGCGAATTGTGAAAAAAGTGTAGTTCTTCTTGATGTTTTCAAACTCGCGATTTGACACGTTAATCATAGGGCACTCTCCAAGGACGATGATGTCTTTTCCTTTAGTGTCGAAAAACAACCTATTTTTCATGTCACCATTTATGGGGATAGTAACCGAAATTTCTTTAGTCTTAAATACTTTACCGCTACTATCTGTAGTGCGAACTATCTTCTCTCTCCACTGACAACCCTTTATAACAAAGCGCTCCCAATAATGGTCGTCATCGCTTGTAGGATACGAACTATACATTGTTATCGTGTCTGTGAAGTTCATTACATGCACCCCGTCAATCCTGTACCAGATAAAGCTTGTCGTACTGCTCGTTCTAGTCCGCTCTGCCACTCCGTCTCACTGACATAGTGCTCGGAGTACCCATCATTAGATACGATAGATACTCCCGATACACTTGCCCTTGAATGTAGTTCATGTATAACTAGAGCGATTACCCCCTTGACTCTATCATAACGATAATCTTCCGGATGCTCCTCTGTAACCTCTTCAATTCGGCCACTAGTAATACCGTTCAGTATCACTTTCGCCCTGTTATAGAGTCTGTTAACATCCACGTCTTCGTCGTTATAATAAGTCTGGTATTCCTCTGTCATCATTGATAGCATTTAACTACTTCTTTCCGCCTTCCTTTGGCTCTTCCTCTACGATAACTTCGTCAGTTGCCTCGTCGAACTCAAGTCCTATAACTCTGCTCATGATTTACCTCCTATGCTACTTGCAAGCTCCAGCGATGCCGTTAGCCTTGTTAACGTAAACGTCTGCGATACCAACCTCGCGGAAGTTGAACTGCCAACCGTCAGCATCCTTGTTATCCTCTGGAGCGATTGCCTTGTTAACGTTTCTCTTCTGATACTGGATAACTGCGGAAGGCTCAACAATTAGGAAGTCGAGCGACTTACCTGTAGCAGCCTTCTTGTATCCGCCCTTCTCCTGTCCGCTTGTCTTTCCGTCGTTTACCTCGATAGCAGTGAAGAATCTGCTAGCTGGAACCTTCTGAACGACAGCGAACTGCTGTAGAATTTCTTTTGACTTAGTTGTGTCTAGATCTCTAATCATTCCGTATACAGTTGGCGACACGAATAGGATTCTTCCGTCCTCTGGAACCTCGTTGTCGGTCATTGTGTCATACGCCTTAGCAATCGCCTTGATAGCGGAAGCGCCGTCTGTAATAGCGCTAGTTGCGATGTTGGCACCAGCCTTCTTGCAGTAGTTTGCGAATCTGAATGCGTCTAGCTCTGGGATTACCTTAGTTCTCTCAAACTCAGATGATAGTCTTCCGAATGCAACTCCTGCGGTTGATGCGTCGTCTTCTGCGTCTACAAGGAACTTACGACCTCTATCGAAGTTGCACTTAACTGTCTCGTTTGTGAGCTCTACACTTCCCATAGTGTATCCTGCAGAACGGTCGTAATCTGCGAGTCCATCCATGTCAATCTTTGGAATAACAAGCTCGTCTGCATTCGCTCCCTGCTGTGCTAGTTCTGAAGCACCGTCGAGCACCGCAGTAACAGAGGATGTCTTGTACACCTCGTCTAGTAGGTCAACGTACATTTTAAATTTTGAAATCTGATTTGCCATTGTTTAGTTTTCCTTTCCTGTTGGTTTGAGTCCCATAACAGCCCTTGCAGTTGCCATAGCTGCGTCATTTCCGTCTGTGCCTGTATCAGTTCTGCCCGATGAGTCAATTCTTGCACCAGACGGCTTTGCATCTGATCCGAACAAGAAGGATGTATCTTCCGATTCTTTCAGCGCCTTAATTGCTGCATCGATATCATTAGTCCTGTCCTTGCTCGCCTTTAACTCGTCAAGTTTTAACTCTGCTCTGATACTTGCCTTCCTTCTTCCGCCAGCCTTGGTAATTGCATCATCTAGGAGCTTGTCAAACTCCGCGCCCTCTAGTTTGCTCTGCATTTCCTCGATTGCCTTCTGGTGTGCTGCATCCTTCTCCTGTGCTGCACTTGTTAGCTCGGCAATCTGTTTCTGTAGCGATTCCTTGTCGCCAGCAGACGCCTTTAGGTCAGCGATAGACTTGCTCTGTTCGTCGAAGTCAGCCTTTACCTTGTCATACTGCTCCGCCTTTTCTCTTAACGGATTAACCTCCGCATGGTGTGCGTTTAGTAGCTTAGTAATTAGCTCTTCGTCTGTAATGCCTAGCTGTTTAATTGAGTCTCTTGTTAATGCCATTGTGATATTTCCTTTCTTTTAACGTCCAAACAAGCCCTTATGTTCAGACCAACTTGTATCAGACCTCGCCTTTAACGCCGCAGTCCAAGGGCAATAAAAAAGCACCGCTTCATTGCGATGCTAATTAACTTATTTAGTTTTTATGTTTATCTTGTTTTAGATCTTCCCAGGCTCGCCTAGAAGCTTTGCTGTAACTATCTAGCGTTTTTTCATTTTCCTTGTCGGATTTAGTGTAGTCGTGTGCCCATTCGTCCGGGAGATGCACGGCATTTTTATTTTTCAATTCTTTCATAATTCCAACCAAACCTTCCTGCAACACGCCTAACAATCTCGTTACTATGTTCCTTCCACGTTGCTTTTTGGTCGCCGGTTTCGGCAAACATTTTTTTGTATTTTGGTAGCGTATAACCATGAATATCGCGGTAAGTTTGCTCAATAGTTTCAAGGCTAGGTCTTAACCCTGTCCCCACAGATAGCGAGTACCTTGTGCCGTCGTGCCCTATAACCCACATAGTTTCAACACTTCTTATGTTGCACATTATACTCATGTCGTTTATAGAAAACGATGAGCCACTTGGATGATTGTGTAGTGATACTATACTGTTTTTTTCAAGAGAATTCAAATATAAAAAATCCTCAATTGAAATACCCACGCTGTTAGAATCACCCGTTTTAAACGGTAAAACTTCGTTTCCGTTTTTATCCAGCCATATTAAAGCTTCAGTTCCGTACTTCTTTCCGTGTTCTAAAACTTTCTTTTCTGCTTTTTGAAAAGGACTTAGAGTTTTACCTATCTGCTCGCTACCATTATACTTTATATACTCAAAATCTCGTTTATACCCCTTTACGTAGAGTCGTTCGAGGTTCTGCTTTAGTCCAGCTTTGCCGCAAAATCTTGCGTATCGCTGCTCTTTTGCCTTAATCGCCGCTAGTCTCGTAGTATCTCCGCCTATATACTGTCTCTTAAGCTCTCGTAGTTCCCTCTCGAGTCGCCTCTGTACCTGCGTTGCTTGATAGTATGTATAAGTGCGTTCATCAACCGTTACTGGTTCTGGGTCCTTTACGATTGGATTTGGTTCAGAAATGCCCTCAAGGAAGGGATAGAACGTATGTCTGCAGTTATACCCGCACAAGCCTAGTGGATCGTCCGGATACCCCGTAACATCAGACAGCTTATATATCTTGTAGCCGAGTCTTTTCTCTTCTTCCGGATGTTGCCTACCGCTTATGCTGTACACTCTTCCTTGCCATGCTGCGTGGTCAGCATGTCCATCACCTTCACGGGCTCCTGCATGCGACGAAACTTCTACAAGGTCTGTTCCAAGCTGTGTAGCGTTGTCCATCGATATTTGCGCAGCCATCTGTCCGAGAGTGGTTCTAACCGCTAGCGCAGCAGCTACATCAATACCTCTTGAGATGCCCGAGCGAAAGTCAACATGTCTGACTCCGCTCTTCTCGAGATCCGAAACTACTTGCTCTATTGCTTGACCACTTGAGAAAGCCCCCGTAGCTACATTCATTACCATGCTATCCATTGCGTGGCTAAACGCATTATCTATTCTTACGGGCGCCCCAACGAATTTAAACCCTGTAGAGTGTGTAAGGTTCTTCAGTTCGTGAGCAAGTCGGTGTGATGCTGTGGTGTTTATCTCCGCAAGTTCAGAGCTGTATCTGAGATGCCTTCCCTTCGACTTCCAGAAGGCTAAATCGTCGTTAAACGCCATCGTGCCAGCTCGGCTTACAATATCATCACCACGCTCTTTTGCGTCCGATACAAGCTGTTTTATGCGGTCTCTGACAGCCCTCTTGTAATCGAGTGTGTTCTTCGCAATCATAGCTTGATATTCTTTGTCAGCCTTGAGCTCTCGCATGACCTTGTTCCGAATCTCCATCGGCTTATATCCCATAGCCTCAAGAGTCTTTGCCTGTAGTTCTGCAGTTTCAGTCCAACGCGACTCCTTGCGAACTCTACGAGCAATGTCTTGTATGACGTCCTGCTCTAGTTCCTGGAACAGCGGTATCATTTCCGCAGATAGTTGCTCTTTCTGTCTATCCGATAGCATATCGAATTACTCCCCTATAGGTTCAATCGGGTCCGCCTCTGCTCCACCTTCGTTGTACCACTTTGTCGCATCCTCTTCGGATAAGTTGTACTTCTCCATAAGGTAATTGATAACCAGTTTCGGAAGTCCAAATGTTTGCGCATCTTGTCGCATCGCTTCAAGTTCGCTCTGCCTGTCAATGATAAAGCTGTCATCATATCCGATTGTTACTTCGGAATCGAGTGTGTACTGAGTCTTATTAAACGCATTCGAGAACCATAGCAGAGCCTTGATTATCCCCTCTATGTAGTCGGTCAAATTCTGTCTCTGTTTGTTCAACTCTTGCATAGAGTCTTGTTTGGTTCCGATGTATTCCGTCGCGGTCTTAATTTGACCGTTCTCAA